GGAGTAATCATACGGAACAACGACTTCATCTGCTTTGCACGAGTCATATCTGCGACTGACTTACCGTCAAGCGCATCGTCTACTTCCTTCTTCGATGCCAAATTGCCAACTGAGTCAACGACAATCATGACACGATCCTTACGCTCAAGTTCGTTCACCTGCTTCATAATATCATGCTTCAACTGCTCAATGTCAGTGATGGGAGTATGAATAATTTTATCGGTGTTAATACCGAAGTTCTCAAAGTACGACTGCGGAGCACCAAACTCCGAGTCATAGAACAGGACAACACCATCGTCATACTTATCCAAGAAACTCTTGACTAGCATCATTGCAAATGCAGTCTTGAAGTGCTTAGATGGACCAGCAAAAATGGTCAATCCTGGAGTTAGACCACCGTCTAACTTACCAGAAAGTGCTACGTTCAGTGCAGGAACTGCAGTCTGAATTAGATCTTTCGTACTGAACAACTTACTCTGAGAGAGAACATTAGTCTCTTTGATTGTGCTGTTCTTTTTAAGTCTATCAATTAAATCACTCATGTAAATAAATCCTCTAGTGTTGCGGTTACTTCGGTCTGCCAACCAAGACCTTCGATAATTTGTTTAATTGGTTCCAAGAAACTCTTCTCGAACATTGTATTATAGTCTATATACCTATCTAAGTCAAGCTCTTTTGGAATCTTTCCAATAAAAGCGATACAATTTTCTCGAATATGATTAGGTTCCTTCAAGTAGAGAAACTTAATCTTTTCCCCTTCTTGAATCAACTCATATTTCTTATCTAGTTTATTCTTACGCAAAAGGTGGTTATACATTAACGCACCTCGAACATGCATAGGTGTTCCCTTGGCATAGATGTCTGCACCAGAAGTATACTTCATAAGACCATTCACACCACGAGGGAATGCAATTTGCTCTGGTTCAAACTTGTTGAACAAGATGCGAGTATGCTCGATAAAACCCTGTAGAGTTTTCTCGTCAGTTGTCAGTGCCAGTCTTACTGCTTCCTTGAGACTTTCTCGAACAGGTGCTGGAGTGGAAGAACGAACGATCTCAAGACCCATGACCTTGAGTTTCGGATCTTTGTATCGGACACCTTCATTATCGTAGACGTTGAGTGCATACCTTTTCTTCGCAACCCAGAGACCACGTTCTGCGATTGCTTCACGTTTGAAGATAATCTTCTTTTGAAATGCGTTCGTGTAGTCCGCAAGTCCATCGCAACTCTTGTTGATCGTCTCTGTGATTTTCTCTTCGCAGATTTTATCGAGAACGTCAATGAGTTTATCGCGTGGTAGATTGCTATAATACTTACGAACAAGAGGGTCCAAGGAAATATAACAAGAATCAGTATCACTGTAGAAAGAGTAGTTGTGTCCATTTGTTCCTACGACTTTATTAAGATAAACATCAAGTGCTGTGCCGACTTTGCGAATAATATATTGACCAGTCATTGTGATACCCTCGGCAATACGAGAGTCATAATAACGGAAGTATTCGTTACCCCACGCACCGAACAGCGAGTTCAACTGAATCTTTCTCGCCATCTGGAAGTTGTTATACTTTGAGATGTCATTCTTCAGTCGAGAATCTTTAGTAATTTCATATTCTTTCTCGGCAGCAATCATCAATTTCTTATAACGCTGTCGGTCATCGAAGAACTTCTGAACAATCTCAGGAAACTTACCCTGCTTTTCTCGAGTATAACAATAACCATTGGCAGTCATGGTGTAATCGTTGGTCTGTAGATCATCAAGATTATACTTGCCTTCGAGCAATCCGTTGACTGTCGTGTCTTTAACATGACCCTCGACGAATGTTTCGGGCGACTGATTATACTGCATAATGATTGACGGATACAGGGAGGTCGCATCGAATGACACAACCCAGTCGTACTGTCCAGGTTTTGGTTCCTGCACAAACGCACCTTCAATCTGTCGACCACGACTCTCTTTCTTCTGAGGAATCTGGATATTCTGATTATGAAGGTGATTGTAGATGATACAATCCCATGTTCGAACCTGAGAGAACACATCATTGAAGTTACACTTAGCATCGTATGCCATCGTCAGAATCAGTTCAATCAACTTCATCTTGTGCTCGAGTGCATCAACGATCTCAACGTCTCGAATGTTATACTCTACAAACTTCTGCCAGTCCTTGACATAAAATTCACGGAAACTCTCATATGGATTTTCCATCTTTTTAAGACCAAGTTCAACCTCACCGATGTAGTCGAGTTTATAACTTTCCCGACGAACATAGGTAAACTTCTTATAGAGATCGATGTAGTCAATGATGGCAACACCAGTGATGTCATAGGAGACATGTTCACGACCCATGATAGTCACATTCTTACGACGAACAAGTCCCCATGGAGAGAACTTCTTCTTCATAGTTGTGTCATCCTCGGAGCAGAACAAACGCTCAACGCGAGAGATTAGATACGCAATATCGAATAGGTCGCAGTTCCAACCTGTGATGATGTCAGGATAATTCTCAGAGTAAAAACGAACGAACGTCTCAAGGAGATCACGCTCATTATCGCACTTGACATACAAGAACTTGTTGCCTTGGGCGCGAAGACTCTCGACTTCCTCGCACTTGTCATCAAAATCACCGCAACCAAATGTGATGATTTGGCGAGTGATAAGATTCTTGACGGTGATTAGAAGAACTTCTTCGATAGGGTTTTGAACGTCAGGGAACCCATGTTCCGCCGACGTTTCAATATCGATAGTCTGAATGTTTAGTTGCGTAATATCCCACTGGATTTCTCCAGGATATGTATGGGTGATATACTGATACCCATAATTAGTCTGACCGTAGATCGGGAAGTTCTCTACCTGACCATAAGTTTGAACAAATTCTTTTGCTTCATTGTTATTGGCAAATTCTACAGGTTGTAAATCTTCGCCATACAAAGACTTAAACTTGCTTGGTTCTTTTGACTTCACATACAAAGTCGGGGAGAAGTCTGCCCTCTTAGTAAAACGCACACCATTATTTACTCCACGGACTAAAACCTTGGAACCATATTGGTGTGCGCATGTATAAAATTTCATATAAATCCCTCATCATCAAATACTACTATACCGTAAAAACATAATAAAGTAAAGGGATTTATCGTAGTTTGTAACCAATCTTTGCTTCTAGTTCTTCCAGTTTCATAGTTGAAACCTGTGACTTGGGAACTAGATTGTCTACAATATAGACTGCAACATTTCCACTCTCGAAGAATGCTACCTTATAAAGAAAGTCTGGAACAGGAACCTTACTCTTACCAACCAGTTTTGGATTCTTAGAGTAATGTGCACCAGTCACAACCCACTTGAACGGAACCGAACGAACACGTTCCTCAAGATTCTTCCATGCTATACGGTTGACCGAAGGCAACTGTGGAGTCATGTTTGTCATCAGGAAAGTATCTGACATTTCGTTTGGATCGTCTGCGTTTGCAGCAGGAACCATATGCCCACGATCGTAACCAGAGTTGGTATAATCAGCATGGGTTGGTGAATCAGCGATGCGCTTATCTGGACGGAAGTCGTCGGTGCGTGGTGTTTTCTTTACTCGTTCCTGTGCAATCTCCGTCGAGAAAACATTTGCATTACGAGCATCGTCATAAACAATTGCAAAGAAAGAGTTGCAGAGAACCGTAGTATTAGGTACTACGATTTCCTTACCATTTGGATAGAACTGATCGCAGGGGGACGCATTAGCAGCAGTCGGTAGAGCGAATAAAAATAGAGCAGCAATAAAGTTCTTCATATAATGATTTTACTTTCTGGAACGACTAGACCCGATCCATACCGAGTGTTATACTCATTCAGCATACCAGTTTCTGGATCGAAAATTGAAACGATTGCACCACCGCGAATAGGAACAATGTTGTCCTTCGCATAGGGGCAGAATGGAGCAAGTCCAATACCAAACTGGTTATTTTGACCTTGGGGAACCATCATAATTAGTAGAGGTTTACTGAGAACAACAAGGTTTCCATCATCAAACTCAGAAACATCTGCAATGATTTCATCCCCACTGATCAACTTAACACATTTGATATTGGACATACTTTATACTTTCATTATTTAGATTAAGATTATTTAGTTTTACCTTCTGCTAAGAATTCGGCAGCCTGCGATGGATATTCACTATCATCGGTAATGTCGATTTTCTTCGCTTTCTTTTCTTCTGGAATAAATGCTTCTAACCAAATCTTCAGCATACCATTAACCAGAGAAGAACTTTTTACTTCCACATTGTCAGCAAGAGTGAATTCACGTTTGAATCCTCGCTCTGCGATTCCCTTGTAGAGATATTCAGTAGACTCAGATGAATCGCACTTTCCTTGGATGCTCAGCATACCCTCTTGCAATTGAATATCAATGTCCGCTTTACCGAAACCAGCAACTGCCAGTTCGATTACGTAGCGATCTTCATCGACTTTCTTGATATTGTATGGAGGATATTTAATTGGCATCATCTGTGCCGATTGATCAGCAATATCTGCCAACCGTTTCATGACGCGATCAGCGCCAACAAAATAACGGTCGAAGTCTGCTAAATTAGTTGTATTAAATTTCATATTTTGCTCCTATTAAGCGAGTTTAAAAAAGTGTGCCATCCGAAGCATGGCACACTCTATTTATACTACAATTTAGAAGAAAAGTAAATAGTTTTTTTAATTTCTTTTTGCGCCAATATTATATTTTTGAACCAGTTCCCACTCGCCCTTTTCTTTATAGGCGATAATCTTAATCTGATTTAGTGGTGCACAATTTTCGTGCAGTTCTGGATTCTTAATATCTATTAGACCCCAGTCACCGAGCAACTTGGCAATAGTATTTCTACGTTCTAAATCATTGTCACTAAAGTCAGCACCCTTACCATCTAAGGCAAAGAGTTCCTTGAAGTGAACAATAAAGTATCTGCTCTGTTTGTGGAGGATATGGCAGGACTGGAAAAGAGTCTTTTCCTTGCGTGATGCTACCCCAATACGAGAAAGAGTTTCTCGCACCTTTAGAAAGTCGTCGGGATTCTTGAGGGTTACTTCTAAGGGTGCATACCCTGGAAAGTCGATATCAAAAAAATCATCAGTCATTTGTTGCCACCTTTATTCAATTTCTCTTTTATGTATTGTTTTTGTTCTTCAGAGAGAATTGAGAGTGCTTGGCGTGCTTTTTCATTGCTATAACCATAATACTCTTTGATCAACTCTACATCAGCATTCTTTTCGGACTTCAACCATGGATTCCATCGGTTTTTCGCCCTTATAGTATTTATAAGAAATGCATTTTGGAGAGCATGAGCTAGGTGAGGACGGCAATTGACCTCATTCGCTTGAACGATGGTTTCTCGATCTAGCGAAAGTGCTCGATTAATGATATATGGGGTGTATTGTTTTTCTGATCGTTCGTCTACAATGAGATTCTTTTGTTGATTGATGTTCTTGACAAATTCAAATGGACTTATCTTAGTTATCTTCTCAACATAATCTTCTGCAGTGTAAATCTTAGTAGGTTCACCCAAACCTTCTAGGATTGCTTCCTTCATTTCCACACCGCAGTCGCCATAATGTCAGTCAAACACGCAACCAGATTGATTTCCTGATCGACTGCAAATGCTGCCTTGTATTGATAGTCAGCGAGAAGAAGAATGATGGCAGGAATATTTTTAAATTCATCAAGATAACTGTCATAGATCTTACGAATGATTGCATTAGGATCACTATCCATATTTTCTACAACCCATGCACGCATCTTCGTCCAATCCTTGCCTTGAAGATAAGTCAAAAGACTCTTCATATCAAGATCACGACTGGTATTAAGAACACCCTCGTCAATAGTGCCGCCGACACTATACCGCTGCAGTTCGTTTAAAACACGGCGATAGTCAGGGAAGTGCTTCTTGAGAACATGAGCGACCACCTTCTCATCGAAGGTGACATTTTCTCCACGAAGAATGTCAGTCAATCGTTTCATGAACCGACCTGCCATTTTCGGACGGTCTGCCTTGGTAAGTTTAAATTCGATGACTGCACAACGACTATGCAGAGGAGAGATAATCTTATCCTTGAAATTACAAGTAAAGATAAACCGACAGTTGTTTGAATATTGCTCAATAAACGCACGAAGCGCAGGTTGAGTTGAATTTGGATTGAGGTAATCTGCCTCATCAAGAATTACGATCTTGGGTTTACCATTAAATGAAACCGACGCAGCAAACTCTGTAATCTTGACACGCAGAGTTTCAATATTTCTATCGTCAGAACCGTTGATGATGATGTAATCGCACCCAAGTTCTTCACAGACTGCTCGAGCGATGGTAGTCTTACCAACACCCGCAGTACCACAAAGAAGCATGTTAGGAATTTCACCAGACTCAACAAACTGGCGGAAGGTGTTCAATTGTGCATCTGGAAGGATACAGTCGTCCAATTTACGAGGACGATACTTTTCAACCCAAAGGAATTGTTCATTGCTCATAATAATC